GGTGCCACCGCTGAAGATTATGAGTATGCTGGTTTAGAAAATCCTAATGACAAAGTTGGTATTTCTCTACAAAAAGCAGCCCAAAAGAAAGGTGGCACTTTAAATATGAATGATCTAATGGAATTAAGTGGACACGGCAAGAAAAAATAGTGTATATATCCTGAGAGGAAAAAGGAATGCCACTTAATTTAAAAACAAGAGAAGTTGGTCTTGAGCAATCTATTGGTCAGACCGTCAACAAAGTCAACCGTAAAGGGATTTCAATCAAGCTTAGGGCTTCTGATTATACCCAGCCATTAGGCAGAATAACCCAAAAAGCTGATGAATTTAATAAATCACTCGAAGCTTCCAATGCTCGTGTTATAGCCTTTGGTGCATCAGCTGCAATTATTGGGGGAGTAACTCAAACATTTATACAACTAGTAACACAAGCAACAAAGGTTGAAAAAATATTAACAGACATTAATGTAGTTTTAGGTACAAGCCTTGAAAATCTAGAGAAATTTGGTAAGGATTTATTTGAGGTTGCTCGAAATACTTCTCAGGGGCTTGAGGTAGCTGCTGAAGCCGCCTTAGAGTTTTCTCGCCAAGGCTTAAGTATGGAAGAAACTTTAAGCAGAACAAATGATGCTTTGATATTAACTAGGCTAACGGGAATCGGGGCTGCTGAAGCTGTTTCTGGTTTAACAGCCGCAGTTAATGGTTTTGCTGATGCTGGCTTAACTACCACTGAAATAATTAATAAGTTGGCTGCGGTTGATGTTGCATTTGCTGTCAGTGCTGAAGACTTAATTAATGCCTTGGCTCGAGCTGGAGCAGTAGCTCAAGACGCTGGTGTTAATTTTGATCAGTTAGTTGGCGCAGTAACTTCTGCTCAACAAATTACTGCTCGTGGTGGAGCAGTCATTGGTAACAGTTTTAAAACTATATTTACCCGTGTTCAAAGAAGTAGTACGTTAAATGCTCTTGAAGAACTGGGGGTAGTAGTAAAGGATTTATCTGGTAACACTCTTCCAGCAATCACAGTTTTAACAAACCTTTCTAATGCATATGAAACACTAGGAGACACCACAAAAGCTGCGGTAGCTGAGCAAGTTGGTGGTGTTTTTCAAATCAATATTTTAAAGGCGGCCTTAAAAGATTTAACTAGAGAAAATTCTTTATATGCCAAAGCTACCGGCATTTCTGCATCTGCAACCAATGAAGCTCAAATAAAAAACCAACAACTGCAAGAAACTGTTCAATCTCTTGCTGCTCAAACTTCTTTATCTATTCAAGAATTAGCTTCAAACCTAGGTGAACTCTCCTTAGCTCCTGGTATTTCAAATATTTTAGATGCAGTTAAAAGTTTAAGTGAAGGCTTTAATAATTTACTTGGTGATGACTCAGAAGGTATAGGTGCGGATTTTGCTAAAGGTTTCGTTAAAGGTATTGGTGGAGTTTTAACTGGTCCCGGCGTAGTTTTGGCTATAGGTGTATTTGCAAAACTTCTCAAAAGTGCTGTTAAATTCGGCAGAGACTCACTCAAAGATATTCTTCAGATTACTACCGAGAAAGATAAAGAGCGAAAAATACAAGAATCTATATTGACTGCCATGTCTAATAATGTGAATTTATATAAATCTCTTAATGCTTTATCTGGAGATAAGAAAGCTCAAGAAGATTTAATTTTTAAATCCATAAAAGCTCAAACGCGAGAGATGTTGGAGCAAGAAAGAATAGCCAAAACCCTAGCTCCACTTTTAAAAAGCAGGGGAGTTCAGCCAGATCTAACATTAAATAGAAATAATTCCTCTTCAAAACCAAGCGGTGGCCCTAGTGCATCGAGCGGGTTCATACCAAACTATTCTTCCGTCACACCCATGGAGAGGGAAAAAGAAAGGGGCGGAGCCCTCAAGGCCGGTTATGCTCCAGGAGCCGTCAAAGATATGGATATCAAAGGGATAGGTAGAGTGATTTATAACAATAAAGAAACTGTAAAACAATTTCCTGGAATGTCTCAACCTGCGATTATGCCCCCAAGTTCCAGTAGGGCTGGTAGTAACTATAAAAATAAATTTGAAAAACAACATGGATTTAATCCATACTCATCTCAAGGCTTCATTCCTAATTATATAGATAGAAATAAAATAGAAACTCTTTCCAAGAGAGGGGCCACCAAAGGAGAAAGAGATGCTGCATCCAATAAATTGAAACAGCTTGATTCAAAAAAACCAAAAATCAATTTATCTTTACCTAAAAAGTCTGATAGAGATTTTGTTTCTCTATACATTGAAGACAAGAACGCTAGCTCTTATGAACAAAAATCTTTACATATTGATAGATTGAGGAAAGTTAGTAAATACCCTGAAGAAAAATTAAAAGAAATTTCCAATGCTAGAAATCATTATTTAAAAAACGGCAAAGGCTCTGTTATTATTGATGGGCAAGCCGTTAGTAAAAGTGAGGGGCTTGTTCCTAATTTTGCTGCAAACCTAATACCTGGAACCAATATACTTCAGCTGCCTCAAGCTAAAATGGGGGTTGAAACTACGGTTTCTAATTACAGGGGAGAAAAAAAGACTGGCCTTCACCAGATGGAGGCTCCACTTCAAAGTATATCTGGTAAAATCACTTCTTACCAAAAAGAATTATCAGCATTGTCTGAAGCCGGCGTGGGAGTTTTATCTAGAAACATTATGTTCACCGATTACGATAATCCTCAAACAAAAAAAGAAAGGAAGAAAAGTCCAGGGGGGTTAACTCAATCTTTTAGTGAAGGCAAAAAAGGTTCCCCCAAGCCAACATCAAAACAATTAGGCAATAAATACGAAGATGAATTATATTCCCAAAAATTAAAAGATGCAGGCTACTCTAAAACTTCAGACCAAAGTAAGGTTGATTTTATAGGTAAAGGATTAATGCCAATAGAAGGTAAATTTAATAAAATAGAACAAGCAGACCTTATCGCAAAAAGTATTAGATTATATAATGACAAATCAATATCTAACTTTTTACGGAAGCAAGGATTTGTCGACAAAGGCCAATCTCTTCAAAGAAAAAATTTTGATGACTCGCTACTTACTTTAAAGCAAGCTGGCATTGATACAGAATCTATGTCATTAAAAGAGCAGGTTAAAACCGTTAAAGATTATAATTTACATGATGGGTTAATTCCTAATTTTACCAAACTCCCTTTCTGGTATGAGAGATATGAAAAAAATAAGAATTCACAAGAAAAAGATGCATATAAATTAGCAAGTGATTACAACATCGCCCGCCCTCATTTAAGCTCAATTAGAAATAATCAAATAAACCCAAACACACAATCTTTCTTTTCTAATAAAAAAGACAGTCTACTTAGAAACTGGAATGTGCAAAATTCTGCTCAAGCTGATATATATAGAAATCATATAAAAAAGCAAATGGACCTAGCTGCGGCCCATACTAACTTAAAGACAGGCATTAACTTTCCGGAACTCTACCCAAAGAATAAAGATAAAGAATTTACAAATGTATCAGAAATGGCTAAAGCCTACGGAGTTGGTCAGGCTGGCTTTGAAAGAGATTTAATTAAACAAAAAAAATCTACCGACTCTAAAAGAATAAGTTCATTAGCTGCATGGAAAATAATAGACCAAAATGCAGATCGAAAATTTGATGATATTTTACAACAACTAAAAAAAGCAAAAGAAAATAGTGAAAAAGCTGAAGATACAACTAAAGTTATTTCTTCTAGTCAAGCTGGTAGACTATTTGAGGAAATTATTATTGATGAAACTACTGGCGGCAAGTATGGTCATTCTTCCAAAAGGATTGATATACCATATGCACAATTTTCCAACACATCAACTTTTGGGATAGAGGCTGGGCAATACGACAGAGGTGATCCGATATTCCAAGGATTAAGTGGTAAATCTTCCGGACATTTTAATTTTGATAAAAAAATTGAAGCTTTTATTCGAACCAAAGAGGGAGGAGATCAAGGCGGAGGTCAGCTTAAAAAAGATATCGTAAAGCATGCTTCAACAAATATAAGCACGGGCGTAAAATCCCAGTATATGTCTGGCAGTGGCGCAACTAAGAGGGGAGCTTTTGCTGGTCCTACACCCAAACTTCCAGCTTTAACTCTGAATATTGCTGATATGATAGGTGGTTATAGAGAATCTTTTGGTGGTATTAAAACCCAAAGGGCTGGAAAAGCAACTGTTAGAAGGTCGAAGTCAGAAGTTGATAGCGGATATGATATAGCAATCGATGACTTAAGTGTAGATAAAAAATTTAAAACGGCATACAAGCGAAAAACTAAAGCTCGAGAAATTACTTTTCCCCTCAAATACAAAAAAGATGCGTTGCAGCTACCACAGTCTATAGTAACTAAATATCAACAATCTGGGGACAGCAAACAAAAAGAAAAAGCTGCAATAATTCAAAAATTTGGTGAAGAATTAGGTTTCTATAAACCCATTAAAAGCAAAAAGGATTCCACCTTAACCTCCAGTATTGGTTTTGTTCCTAATTTTTTGGTAGGCGGAAAGCTATCTGGACCTTCTCAGCAAGAAAACAAATCAGACTACGATGTTGCTAGAGGTTTTGTTCCTAATTTTGCAAACCCGCTGCAAGACGCTATATCAAGAGAAAGGTCTGCTGGCATACCTAAATCAATGATAAGGATAGATCAAGATAATTCTTTAAGATCCAAAGAAAATCCAGGTGGCTTAGCTGTAATTAATACTAGGGATGAGCCATCTGGAGTTAAACAAGGTATTACGAGATCTAAAAAGATGGGCATTGACCCAAAAAAACATGGGGCCAGTTTGGGTTTTGTTCCTAATTTTTCCGAAATACCAAACGATATAAACAGTAAACTTGATCTAGGGGTTGTTAGTAATGGCTTGATTCCAAATTATGCATCAAAAAACTTTTTATCTAATACGACAAAGTCTATAGGTAATAAAGCTAAAAATTTGTTGTCTAGTGGTGACAAACAATTTGAAAAGATTTGGCGAACGGTGAGCGATAAAGTTTCCTACTTAATGGACCTTGGTATGAATGAACTTGATTCTATTAAGTTCTCAAAAATGAACCCAAAACAAATTTATAAAAAAATTCAAAAGGAATCTATATCTCTTGATGAGGTAAGTATCGCCCAAAAGGTTTCCCAGGGGTATGGCTCCACTGGTATGATTCCCAACTTTGCAAACCTCACACTATATCGAGGTCAAAATAAATCAAGACCAACAATTGATCAGCCTACAATTGGTAAAAATATGCCATCATTTGGCGGAGTAAAAACCCCCGAAGATGTAGTTAAGATTATACAAAACTTTGTTAAATCTCATGTTAGTGGCCCTCTTTCTGGTTCTAGAGATATTGGCGAAATTGATAACACCGCTCCATCTGGAGCTACATCTTTCAGCACCTCTGAAACGGTTGCGAAACAGTTTGCTGGCGGCGGACTCAATAAGTCCGAAAAAGGCAATATATTATCTAAAACTGTTCCAGAAAAAAATGTATTCAATAAAAAGAAGTTATTAAAAATACTAAACAAAGGAGCTGACCCCAAAAGGGGCCATTATCCCAAAGTTGAAGAGTTTAAGAAAGCTATGGCGAGTGGAGCTATACAAAAATGGGCTGAACAAAATGGAGGTATTTACTTAAATGTTTATGGTCGTAGAAATGATCCTTCATTATTAAAACATTACAGAACAGAATATGGTAGAAAGGAATACGATTTCTACGATAAACAAATGAATCAGATCGTGCCCCAATCAGACATTGGACGTAACCCTAACGGAACAAATCAAATTAGCCCTCGCGAAGCAGAAGTTATGCAGGTTCTCAACAAGGGCTTGATTCCCAAAGGCACACAGAATTCTCGCTACAAAAACCAAATTCAAATACGGCCCAACCCTGCTCCCTTTCAACCTTTAGAATTGAATAAACTGAGTGGATTTTTGGCTCGATATAATAGAGAAAAGGGCGATGTAACCCTAAAGACAAAACTAACTGGTGAACCAGGTTTAAAAATTACCAAAAGAAATCAATCGGACTGGAGGCAATTTATGAACCATGCATTATTTGGAAACTTGGCTCAACAAAACCTTTCTGCCGCATCAAAAGCTAAGTATCAAATACAAAAAGGGCCCGACGGCAAAGAAGCTGTAAGAGGATTTACTCAGGGTATAGATTTACCAAATGATGATGTTCGACTTCCGGCTGCCGCATCTTTAGGACTAATTCCAAACTTTATGTACAACAAGCGCCCTATGGCTCTATTTGGAAGTGATTACCCCCAAAACACAAATGGATCCGCTTATACTGGCAAAACCATAAAAAATAAAAAACCTTTTTTGACTGAAAAAGGGTTTCAAATTTTTAAGAGTTTTATGGAGGAGCAAAAAAAACCAATTTCGGGCATTAATTCTGGTCGATTTCAAAATAAAAATGTTTACTGGCTTAATACCCCTAAAGCTCAAGAAGAAGTAAAATCTTGGGGTCTTCAACCAAATACCTTCGCAATCTCTCAAAATGAAAAAAAGAAAGAAGATCTCGAATCTAGAAATAAAAAATATTTAGATGAGATAAAAAACGGAGTATTTAAGCCTACTTCATCTATTAAGCAAGTTATGAATTTCACTGATGGCTCTTCTCTTGATTTTGAGCCCATGAAGCAATCTCTCTCTAAAAAGCTAGGTGACAATTATAAATACATTTCTTATAATGAAAAAAACATAAGGGATTATGCTCAATCTAATGGAATCATAAAAAATAGTATTGGCGGCACTACTCAGCCGGACATGCAATCAGCTATCAAAAAAATCATAAAATTATCCCCTCAATCTATTGCAGCATTAAATGTTTTTAAACCTAGGGAAAAAACTGAATCTGAGAAAAAGGTGGATACTGAAAATTCAAAAGAGAATCAAATTAAATGGCACAAGGATCAAGGTTCTGACGGGAAAAATAAATGGTCAATCAAAGCCAGCCCCGAAGGGCTAAAGAAATTTAAAAAATATTTGATTGAAAAAGGAGTTTCTCCTTCTGCTATAAAAAGTCTTGACTCAGCTCATCAATATCGCCAGAACTTAAATAGTGAAGCTTTAAATAAATATCAAAAAACAAAAAAACAGCTAGGTCAATCTAGACAAAAACGTAATGCTGGACTGTCTTTTGATTCTGCAATGAAGGATAGTAATAAAATATCAACACAAAAAATAAACATTCCTAATTTATCTAATTTAATAAAAGACTATAATCAAAATTATGCAAACATAGGATTTGTTCCAAACTTTGCCTCAAAAAATTTCCAACAGCCAGGGCAGCAAGTTCCTGAGGTTTCTCAATTATCAAATGCTTCTAACTCAAAAAACTTTAGCGCGCCAGGTTCTAAAACTTCGGGCAACTCTTCATTTGGTGGCCCTAGTGACTCAAAGAATTTTTTTGAGTCTGGCTCTATAATTCCAGAACCTAAAGTTTTAGATTCAGGCACTCTTTTTTCTCAATCTGAAATTAAAAAAGTTTTATTAGAATATGATCTTGATAGCTTGGATCAAGGAATCATGGAGTTACAATCTCAAAACATTAAGGTTCCAACCAATATCATTAGAGAAGTTTATGATCGAAAAGAAAAACAATCCGCATTTAGTGGCCAAAGAAAAAAAATCAATTCATTAGGATCTAGTGATGAAGCTTTAAATCAAGCAATTAATAGAGAAGTTGCTGCTGGTGTGCCTAGATCACAAATTCGCATCGAACAAGACAATAGCTTACGCTCTTCTCAAAATTCAAAAGGTCTTGCTGTTACTAATCTCAAGGATGAGCCTGGCGGCATTAAACAGGGTATTGCTAGATCTAAAAATATGGGTATCGATCCTAAAACTCACGGTGCTAGTGTTGGTTTTGTTCCTAATTATAATTTTCCATTTGATGAGAATTACACGAAAAGAGTTAAAGACAATGATTTTATTGGAGGCCGCCAAGGTGGTTCTGCTCAAGGTGATGGTGGTAGTAGCAAAAAAAGTGTCGACAAAGTTGATAAAGCTTCAGAAGGTTTATCAATGAGGCTTATAGGTCTTACTACAGTTACTTATGCATTAGAGTCAGCATTTGCTGATATGGAAGGATCTACTGGATCAGCCATAAGGACCCTTAATGGCATTGTTCAAGCTGGCTCTCAAGCTGGGCTCGCTTTCGATGCGCTGAAAGGAATGGGGGACGGTGTAAATAAATTTATAGGCGAAAGCAAAATTGGCAAAGCAGCATCTGCAACAATGGCAGCGGGAGAGGGGGCAAGTTTATTTTCAAAAAAAGGAGCCATGGGTGGAATAGCAAAAGGTTTTCTTAACATAGGTCAGGCTCTTCCAATTGTTGGTGCAGGCTTAGCTATGCTTGGTCCAGTTATGGATTTATTAAAGGAGCATACCAAGTCCGCAGCTGAACAAATGGCAAAATCCCTAAGCGAAGCATCAAGCCAAGCTGATGCTTTTAGTGCAAGTTTGTCTGCAGCCGAATCCCTAAGCCAAACTAATAATAAGCTTCTAGAATTAAACAATAGTTCTCAAGCAGGCACTTACGAAGGAAGAATCCAAGAAATTCAACTGCTAGGACAACAAGCCAAACAACAATTAGCTTTAACCGAACAAGTTAAAAGTTTAGGTGAAACAGCTGGATTGACCGAAGAAGATATTGTTTTAATGACCAGCGGTTCTGCTGAAGGATTACAAAAACTAAGAGAGGCTTCTTTATCAGCACAACAAGCTCTCGTTGGATTACAACAAGTAAAAACATGGGCAGATTCACTAAGAACAGAATCTTCATTTTTTGGCCTCGTAGGCGAAGACAAAAAAGAAGACCCCATTATGAAAAAGCTGGCGGAAACAAACATGGCAAGAAGTTTCTCTAGGTCTGCGGGTGGAGATGGGGAAAAAGCTTTAGATCAAATCAAGAGGCTAGAATCTTTAATTCTAAGTGTTAATCCTAATATAAACTCAAAAGCTCTAGAATCATTTAATCAAGAAGCTCCAACTTGGGCTAGTCGATTTGAGGGTTATGAATCATCTAATTCAAAAAATCGACCGCCTAGCAGAGGAATAAACATGAACAGCGGGTTTTCGGTTGGTAGTGCATTTATGGCTACCGCTAACTTAGAGAAACAAAGAAATGACGTAACAAGAGCTCTGGCCAAAGAAAAAGGCATAGGACTTGAAAAGGATTTTTTTGGTCAGGTTGATTATGCTGCAACAAGAAATAAAAACCCAGAACTTTCCAGGAGTATTGTCGACTCAAACATAGCTTCACCTAGAAACCTCAAGGGCGGAACCAAGAGCATTAAAGAAGTTTCTCAAGCAATAGCTGACGATGAAGGTTTTTCTGACGAAATTAAAGGTCAAGCAAAAGGCATTCTAGACGCCCTCGAAAAGGGTGTTGACCCCAAAGAAATTGGTGAATTATTTAAAAATTTAAAAGATAGTGTTCTAGATTACACAGCAGAACAAAAGAAAATTGCAGATGATGCAGCACTTTTAGCTCGAGTACAAGCGAGAACTCTAGCATTAGAAAACGATGTTGCTAGAAGTTATGAAAAACGCTTAAAATCAAGCGATCTTTTAAATTCTCATTTCCTGGAAATGGCAAAACTTACAGATAATTTATCTTCAGCTTATCACGATTATGGAGCTCATTTGGGCGGGATATCTAATGTTAGTGGTGTACTCTTAAAGCAAACTAGAGAAAGAGTGGCTCAAGAAAGAAATATGAATTCAGAAGAAAGAGCTATTCGTCGAAAAGCTATAGATGAACTCAAGAAAAAAACAACAACACTACTAGATGATAAAGGTACCACCCTTGGTAAACAGTTCTTAAAGGACCCAACAGCTGAAGGTGGCGGTGGAGTTGATACTGATAGCCTTATTCAAAAATTGGACGCCACTGGATTTACAGAAACAGAGTTAGATGTAGTTCGAAGTAAATTTGCTGAATTAGCTGGGAATATGAACGATCCTATTTCTGCTGCAGGAGCAATGGGAGTCATTGTGAACTCTCTTAATAACAGATTACTTTCTCTTCTTGATCAGGGAGATATGGAAGGTATGAAAACATTAATAGAAGGATTTGTAGGTGGCGGCGCTGGATCTATATTAAACTCGAATAGTCAAGGAGCTAAAAACGTAGCTGACGGAGTTAATGATATCGTTGATTCATATAGCGAAGAAACAAAATATCAAAATGAAAGAAATTCATTATCTAAAAAAATACTTAATCAAACTCAAGCTCTTGAGCTATTAAAAGCTGGCGAAGTTAAAGCTACAGAAAAAGCTATGCAGTTCTTAGATGAAACTGCATCTACTATTCAAAGAAATGCGATAGCAAACCAGCAAGCAAGCAATAGAACACAGGCATATCTGCTTAAGAAGCAAATGATTGAAACTGACGGTTTAACGAATGGCGAAGGCTTATTAGCATTAATTGATGCAGAAGTAATTACTCGTCAAGCAGCACTCGATTTAGAAAAAAGAAGAAATGTCGGTTTGCTAGGTTTGATTGATAATGAGGAAAAACTTTCTGGAATTGTTGCTTCTGAGGTAGCAAATAAAATTGGGTCAAGAGCCTCAACTGTTCGTAAGGCTATTGGAACCAACACTCAGATGGCCAAAACCATAACGGCTCAAGATGCAGAAAACGATCCTCAATTAAGTGGCTTTATTGGTCAAACTGGTTACGAAGCCATGGCAGGACTTAAAACTCAGGAGCTGACCGGCGAAATGGATTTATTAAAAAACCAATATTCCGCTAATGCAGCTGCTGGTGTTTATCAGCAAGAAGCTTTAAATGATATGACTAAATCTACTATTGATTTTAAGATTGCAATGGATAAAATTAAAACTAAACTTGATAAGGGTGGTTTTGCTATAGACGAAGTTCAATCTATTAAATTAAACAGGGAACAGCTAAAAGGAAGAGGGCAAGCTGCTTCTGCAGGTAAATCATTTTATGAAGGCGAAGGTAACACACTTAAAGCCGCAGAAAAACAAGTTGAATTAGCTAAGATTACTCAAGAGAGAAATATAGAGCTATATGGAAAAGAAGCTTTATTTAGAGACACCTTAAGTGTAAGAATCGCTGAAAACAATTTAGCAATCGAAAAATTTTCACAAACTCTAGCAAACACATCTTTTGATGCTGTCCAAGACGGCTTTAAGCAAATGGCTAGAGATATAGGCGATTCTACCATGAGAATGCAAGATGTGTTTTTAAAATTTGCTGGCAGTATAGTTCAAAAAATTCATGATAAATTAATTGAACGAGCATCGATGCAATTAACTAGCGGTATATTTTCAGCCTTAGGATTCGGAAGTGACACTTCAACTGGTGGAACTGTACAAGGAGTTGGAGGAGCATATAAAGGTGGAATTATTCGTAGAAATATAGGCGGGAGTGTTGGTTACTCTAATAACAAAAAAGTTCCAACCATGCTAACTTCTGGAGAGTATGTTGTTCGCAAAAAAATCGTAGATAGGCTTGGTACTGGTAAGTTAGAGAAAATGAACGAAACTGGATCACTTGAAGATATATATAAAATGAATACAGGAGGATCAGTTTCTTTATCTTCTTCCGGTGGAGCTCCGTCTCCCGTAGTTAAATTAAATGCTGGAGGTATAGCTAGCGCTTTAAAAAGAGCTATGGGTGGTTTAGTTTTTGCTAACGACGGTGGTTGGATGAAGGATAAATGGAATCAAGCAAAAAGTTGGACAAACGACAACATATTAAACCCAAGCTCTAATAGCACATCAATGAATATAGCTAGAGGCGCGGGATATTTAGCTGGCACTTCATATGCTGCTTACGAAAACAGACAAAATCAACCTTACGCTGGGCCCACTGCCCCAGTTGATCCTGGCTCAAAAAATTTAAATTTTGGGGCTTCTTTAAATGTTAATCCTTCTGGTGGTCAAATGAGTGCTAGATTTAGGGCTAATAATGATTACAGCAAACAATATGGAAATTATTTACTCAATAAATATCAATATGATGTCGACCAACAAAATCAAAAAGTTAAAGCTAGACATTCTCAGTGGGCAGGGTTAGCTGGAGGTTTAGCTGCTGGCGTAGGCTTTAAGGCTGCTAGTGATGTTTTTAGTTCAGCTAAAAATGCATGGGACATGAGGGGCGGAGTAGGGGCAAACTTAAAGGGTATGTTTACTAAAGATGTAGCTAAAAAAGCAGAATATAGAAAAACTGGAGCTCAAGCAGATGTTGCTAGAATGCAAAAAAATGGCATAAATGATTATGCTAGCTGGAAAGCTAAATCTCCCGGAACTTTTGGCATGATGAATAAAGCTTTAGCTAAAACTGATGCATCTAAAAACTATGAAGCTTTATACGGTAAAGCTCTTACTGGTGATACTTTTATACAAGCCGAAAACGACAAAATGGCCGCAGCCATGTCGATGTCTAAAGCAATTCAAACAAACCTAAATACCAGCAACTCTTTACTTGCCAATATGAATAATAGCAAGAATTACGGGGGTAGTAGTTCTTTTAATCCCTTTAGTGCAAATAGGGTTGGTGGTGGCAACGCTAATGCTTATAATAAGAGTAACATTTACGAAAAAACAATACAGGATAGATTTGGTGATAAGTACGGTCAACCCATTAAGTCTAGCTCCTTTGGAACCTCGTCTTATGGAGGGGGTCAATGTACTGGCACCCAATGCCCTATGGCGTTTAGTCAAGGAGGTAAAGTTATTGGTAGGGGCGGAATAGATAAAATAGGCCCAATTATGCTTGACCAAGGAGAATATGTAGTTAAAGCTGATAGTGTTAGCAAGATAGAAAAAAATAATCCTGGATTTTTTGATAGATTAAATTCTATGAATATGATGAATCAAGGCGGTATAGTTAAAGCTCCATCTTCTCCTACTCCAGAAGCCTCAAATACTGGTGGCAATGGCGGTGGAGGAGGAGGAGGAAGTGTTACCGTTAATATTAATGTCAGCTCAAGTGGAGACACGACAATGAGTGGTGGAGGCGATAGTGATCAAGCTATGGCCTCAAGAATTAAGGATGCTGTGGTTGGTGTCATATCTCAAGAAAAACGAACTGGGGGGTCCTTGAATGGCTACTAAAAACGCTTTATTTAATTACGAGCAACAATTTTATTTAAATAACACTCTTTTATCTGGTGTTACTAACATTGATGGTAGCTACTCTGTTTCTCAAGAGCCTATAAATATTATAGGTAAGGGTTATGTCTATCCAGTTCGACAAGGTCCAATGGTTGGAAATTTTTCAATACAAAAGTATTATGTAGGCAAAGATCCTTTGCTGAATTATATTGGTGAAGTTCCAATTAAAGCTAGCATTAATTACGGCGAACAAAGCATAGGTTTTAATAACGGCTTCCTTACAGAATATTCTTTTTCTGCTGGCATAGGTCAAATTCCTCAGGCCCAAGCTTCAATTAATGTTTATGGTGACATAGGTAAAGGTATAAGTGCTAAAGGATCTACGAGACAGCCTGACATTCAAATACCCAATCAAGGCTCTATATTAATTAATTCTAAAAATTACGAAACTAATAGAGTTTCCAGATTTGATTATACAATAAGAATCAACAGAAATCCTGTTTATAAAATAGGAACCGTGGAGCCGGTTCAAGTTAATACACAATACCCAATATTTCAAGAATTAAGCTTAGAAATGGATTTAAACGATTATGAATTAACTAAGTTGAAGGACTTTATTAAAAAACCATACCAGCAAGATTTAAATATTATTTTAAACAATCCTGTTAATAATTCCCTAATTGAAGAGTTTACAATTAAAAATGCCAGAATAGTAAGTCATTCATTCAATAGTGCTAATGCAGAAAATACAACTGTAAATTTAACTTATAACGGTTATATTAATAGAGAAGATAGAAAATATTTTGATCCTCCAATATTTGACATTACAAATGATGAAGGTGTGGAAATTTTTTATTTTCCCCCTTCTCTTGATCCTAATGAATTGTTTGAAGAAGATAGGTTAATAGAAAGATCAACAATTAATAATTCTGTTAATGGTTATATTATGAACCCAAAAATGAATATCTTGGAAGAAGTAGAATTCGTTGATGATTTTGGGGGAGTTGAAACTGATACTATTATATCCGAAGTAGATTCTGAGTTTTTATTTTGGGCTGGCCCATCAAATTTAATTACAGGAATTAAATACTATTCCCCAGATAAAACGGAATCCATTATTCCTCTCCCAATTTCTAGCAATTCAAATGTTTTAACTTTTGACACTTCTTTAGACTCTATCATTTTGAATGAAGATAGTAATTTCTCCGAAAGAGATATTGAAAAATATTATGAAGTTGTTAATATACTTAAGTCTGCGGGTGTTCATAAAATTGATTTATTATAATGAGGTTTGAACCATACGAAAATGTTCCATTATATATATCTACTCCCGAAGGTATTGGTGAATTTATATTTGCGGAAGAAGCAAGCATAGCCGTAAGCCAACCTCTTTCGGTCACTAGACAAGTTGATGACAATTTGTTTCAAATCGTTTCTTATGTCGAAAACAATACGGCTGAAGATAGCTTAATATATGAAGAAAAAACATTCGTTTCTGAAGAAAGATTTTTAGCTTTAATTGGGCCTTCTGGTGGCCCACCCCAACCACTAGCAACTTCAATTAGAAAAATACCTAAAGATACAGAAATTATTTTTCAAAGCGGTCAATCTCTTTTTTTTGACGAAGATGTATATCCAGACGGAAATCAGTATATTGTTAGTTTGTATGCAAAAAGTGGAGATTGGTCTTTGACTAGAGGTCAAGCTCAATCTGGACATTTTAACCCTTTGTTCAATTATGTTTCAGATGGACCAATAGTTGGAACACTTGATGTTTCTTTTTATCCAAGCACGGGAAATTTGCCTTACTTTTTTAATATTACAGGACTACTAAATCCTGCTCAATTTCCTCCAGTTAATGAGGAAAGGCTTGATGGTCATATTGGGCCTTTTGAATTTACTCATGCTTATTTAAATTCTTTTGAGTTTTCTATTAGCCCTAATTCTTTAATTCAGGCAAATGCATCTTTTCAAATATATGGCACACTGAAAGAGGACCAAGCTTTTCTTGATGATTATTTTAATGGAAACTTATACAAACAACAATCCATTCCTCATGGAAGTAATAGTAAAATTATTGGTGCTACCCCATTAGGTATAGAGCATCCAATTAGTTTTTCTTACTCAATACAAGTGGACAGAACTTCTAGGTTTGAAGCTCCTACCTCAAACAATTATAATAATAAAGAGCTTGGTATAACTCCCACGAGGGTCACCAAAAAAGCTGTAACTATAAATATGTCAATACAGGGAGAAAGCCTAGATCCTGACATGTTGCAAGACGGCTTTAATGGTAGAATTGCCAACTTAAAAGCTCAACTATATGATTTGTCCTATGAAAATTTTGGGTCTGATGAAATATTTAATCAAGAAAACCATAACGGCTTCCTTACTGAATTCTCTTGCCATGGTCCAATCACCAGTCAAGCTTTGTCCGTAACCTCTCAAGGAAATTTGATAGGAGCTATTGAAACAACCCAAACTTTAAAATAATGGATATATCAATAATAGAAAATGCAAATTTGCCAGTAGCTGCTTCTTTTGGTGGAACTGCTTCATTTAGCTCACTTGTTGATTCAGTGGTTTTAAATGATAGCTACTCCCAAAGATCTTTAAAAGGTATTAATTCTTTAAATATGTCTTTAGATTTAAGTTTCAACCAACTTACTGATGAAGAAACTAGAAAAACAATTTCATTTCTTCAAAAAAACTTTTATTACACCCCTCAAGAGTATCACATTTATGGTGTTTTTACAAATAAAAGAATCGAGCCTTTTAATTATACTCCTTTTTACCCTTACAAACCAAATCAGTTTTTTTGCTTATCTTATGCTCATCATATGGAATCAAAAAACGTCAATAATGTAACAGCTTCTTTTACATGTGCATATCCATCTATACTAAATAATAACGAACCGCCCGCTAGTGGTTATGGTTCAATATCTTCAAATTTTAGTACTTTTTTATTTAGGGGTCCAGCCATTAGTTATGATAGTGGTGCAACTTTATCCCTTAAGAAAGATAATTATATATATCTTAATGGTGGGTATAAAAATTTCAAATTAAATTCAGACCAAAATCCATCCACAATAAGTCTTGAGCAATCAACCGCCCGACTTGATATCAATTCTAGCATATATAATTTCTCCCAAGCGAATTCATGTAGAAGTCAACATAGCACATTAAGAAATTCTATTTTTATCGAAAATCCAAATGAATGCTCTTACTATCCCTATAATCCCAAAACTGAATCTGGCGAACTTGATTTCAGAATGTTTGATTTTAGGCCAACCGAAGGTGTTAAAATTTCCCACTCCCCCAAATATAAAACTTCTTCAGTAACTGATTTTTATCAAAAATTTAATAAATATGGATATAATCATAATTTATCTAATTTATCTTTATCTTTTAATGGTCGCTCTGATCTAGAAGCTAAAAGAATTTTATTTTTTCTTGAAAGTCATTTGGGTTATAAGAAATTCTGTTTTCATTTTCATCACTTATACAGAGGTAACGAAGCAAATACTGGAGGCAGCCCTCATCATAAAAAAGTTTCAACCTTTTATTGTCCTGAGTGGACTCACACATTTACATATCATAATAACCATAATATATCTGCAACATTTATTGAATGTGTTTAATTAAAATTTATTATAATACAAGTTATGAATAAGGATATTTTTAATGAAATAATGGAATTGGAGCCTTCAACTCTAATTACTCTGTATGAAATCATATTAAAAGACCCAGAAACAGAAGAAGAAATTCCGGCTACTTACAAATTTCATGCCGGAGAAAATGGTTATGGAAACCCTATATTTTTTGGAGGTGGAACTGGTAGGGATGAGTATTTTTATCTGCCTTGTTTTGCGGAGGGTTTTGATTACGAAGATGAAAATCTACCTAGGCCATCCTTGAAGTTTGATAATACAGATGGTTTCTTCAGTTTAAAAACAAGATACTTCAAAGATTTTGTAGGCTTTGATGTAAGGCGCACTAAAACCTTCGTTAAGTTTCTTCATGGTAAAAATTTTCCAAATGGAGTTAACCCCTTTGGCTCCCCTACTGAAGCCGCTTTTCCTATTGAAAAGTATACTATTAATAAAAAAAATCTAGAGAACTCTGACTATATTGAATTTGAATTAGTTTCTAGATTTGAAAAAGAGGGGGGACTAGTTCCTGCTAGAAAAATAATTCATAATACTTGCGGATGGAAATATAGACATACATACGGATGTGGGTATAACGGTCCACCAGTAACTGATAAAGGTGGAAATACTCTAACACACAATGAAAGTGCAACATTGGTAGTATCATCAGCTACGGCAAGAAATTTAAAATGGGACAAAGATAAAACTTATAACCAGGGAGATGTTGCCAGTGTTTATGTCGAAGAATCTGACGAGACTATTTATCATTTATATGTTTGTCAGAGTAATGGTATTCAATCGAACCCAATAAAAGATAAAAAAAATTGGGTTCAAGACATGTGTCCCAAAAGTATATTAGGTTGCCGAGCTAGATTCGGTATAGTTAATGATGTTAATAAAGAAAAAACTAATGGATTACCATTTGGAGGATTCCCAGGTTCATACGGCTAAGCTGATAGATGCCTGCTTTAAGCATGGTCTATCTAACCCAAAGAGAGAGATGGGTGGGTTTTTTTACTCTAATGAGCTACATAGTGAATTTTATTTCCATCCCCTAATTAATGATCAGACATATGACCCCCATTTTTTTGTAAGTAAAGACAGTTTTTTTTACGAAAAATATTTACAAAATAGAATATTAGCTTTGTTTCATACTCATATTGGTGATGACCCTACCCCCAGCGCTAGAGATATATCCATTGCTAACTCACTTATTTTACCATCCTTTATTCTTTCTGTCTCATCAAAAAAAACCCATTTATTTTACCCTTATAAATACACACCTAAACCTTTGAGCAAAAGACTTTTTATTCCATACTTGCAAGATTGTTTAATATATGTTAAAGACTTTCTTCTTTTGCAATTTAATATTAATTTACAATTAGAAGATATTAATTGGTCGAGAAAAAAAGAAGATAATAATTTAGATATGTTAAGATACATCAATAAATATTTTAATGAGGTTTCATATAGCAAAATTCAAAATGGGGATTTAATTATATTTAAACCAACATTATCTAGATTTATGCATTTAGGTGTTTATAAGGATGGGCTTTTGTGTCATCACCCAATTTATACATTTCCAAAGAAAGAACTAATTAGTGATGAGGTATTAAATCAGGTGTATAAAGTATATAGGTATAAGGATTTATGAAAACATTTGGGTTTAAAGGCGATTTATATAATCAATTAGGAAATGAAATACAATTAGAAACTTCCAGCATTCGGGAGGTTTGGACTGCATTGTTTGCATTATACCCGAATTTCCAAAGATACTTCGTAGATAAAACTTTATCTGGGACGGATTATTTATTTATAGATCAAGACGGTGTTACATTTGAGTCTTTTTGCATGGATGTTGTGCTGCCGAAATTTCACTATGATATAGTTCCTCAATTTCAAGGTTCGGCAGGAATGGGAGGTATGCTGGGAGGTTTTGCTGGTAATGCTTTGATGGGTTATGGTATGCAAAAACTCACTGATAAATTAACACCAAAAGAAGAATCTGAAGGTGAAGAATATGAAATTATTACTACCCAGTCCCACCTGTATAACCAAAATGAAAATAAAGTAGAGCAGGGCACTCCTATACCTTTGGTTTATGGTCAATTAAGGGTTGGTAGTTTAATCATAAATTCTAATATATCTAATTATGATTACAATTTTGATACCGCTCAAGTTGATAATGTTAGCCAGGTTTTATCTTTACCTAATATTGATAGCTTTAATTTTTTAAGAGAGGGTCATTCTCTAAATGCTAATAATCTAAGGGGCGACAACTATGACTCTTCAGAAATAGAGCCAATTAATAGCCCTAGCGATGAAGATCCAACTAAAAACCCGAAATATGGAAGGTTAAGTCCAGGCCAGGCTAAGCCTTACAGTGCAGAACAAGGCAATCTATCATACCACGATGACTTTCATCAGTCAAGATCTAATGGGGGAGAAGCGAAAGTGTATGGCCCAGGATCTTCTTTGAGTCCGTCTTCTAATGAGGTTGGTCAAAGCCCTAATAACAACTCTGTAAAACCAGCATGCTTTCCTCCAGTAGGTAATAAAGATTCTAATTATAGACCTCAAGGTCAAAACGAAAAATGTTTTATTTTAGATGGAAGCCCTATAGGAACAGCAAAAGTTGGACCTCGAGGAAATTATAGAAAACTAGAGTCTCTTGCTATTTATAGATCTTTAGATTTATTGTGCGAAGGCCCAATAGCTGGTTTGGCCATGCCTATAACTGAACCCAGTAGATACATCATTACTGATGGCGTTGGATCTTTCTCTAATGATCACGGTGAAGTCAGCTTACCATTAACTACAACTTATTCTAATACTATACTTAATACAAACAATGCTAAATTTGCGGACATTCAATTTGATCCAGCTATTAATCATTTTAATAATATTTCAAATAAATCAACAACACTATCTTTTCAAGAAGGCTCTGTGTTTGATGAGGAGGGTGTTGAAACAATCGTACCCATAGCTGGAAACAATTATCCAGCTAACTTAAATAACTACAAAATTTCCGCAAATAGACGAGCAGATTCAAGAGGGCTATACATCAAAATGCCTGCGGCAGTGGCATCAGAATCAGCTTCTAGCGGAGGCATAGACTTTGGCTCCGTTTCTCCGTATACTTTTATTTATCACTATAATAACACAACAGCATTAACTGAATACCCCCAGTTCAGTAGCCCTTATTTCAACTTGTTTGTG